CCATCTACCCAGGAGTCCCTCTTGAAGATCCGCCTGCTTGCTCACGTTTCCTCATCGGTCCACGGCTCCCACAAAGCCGGGGACATCACCGACTGGAGCGACGACGACGAGGCCAAGCAGCTCATCGCTGCCGGCATGGCCGAAGCCGTCAAAGCCACCAAGTCCAAGGTCGAAAAGGCCACGTCCCACAAGGCGGTCGAAACCGCCACCGAGTAGGAGTCCCCGTTGGCCTACTACGCCGACCCTTCAACTGACTCCCGACAGATTCTCCGCGACACCGCCGAGACCCTGACGGTGACCTTCTACAGCGGCGAGACCGCCACCGATGCCTCGACAGGCTCGGTCACGATCGGCATCGTCGACGAGGCGGGCGCCACCGTCGTCGCTTCAGGGACGGCGACGACATCAGCCGGGTCCGGCGTCTACACGTACGACCTAGCCGCCCAGTCGAACCTCAAGAAGCTCACCGCTACCTGGTCGGGCACCTTCGGCTCGGCGATGACGTTCGACACCCACCACGAGATCATCGGCGGCTGGTACGCAACGCCGGCCGAAGTGCGGGCCCTCGATTCGATCGAAAGCGAGTCGTCCACCTTCCCCCTGGCCGACCTCATAGATGCGATCGACTACGCCACCGCGATTGTCGACGACTACACCGGCGCCTCCTGGTGTCAGCGGTACCACCGACTCGTTCTCAATGGCACCGACACCGACACCATCCGCCTGCCGGTCATGTTCCCGACCACGCTGCTGTCGGCGTCGATCAACGGCAGCGCCCTCACCGCCACCGAGATCTCCGAGGTCGCCCTGTTCGACGACGGCCTCCTCCAGCGCAAGTCCGACGTGTGGGACTACACCGAGCCTGGCAACCTCGTCGTCCTCGAAGTCGAGGCCGGCGTCGGCACCGTCGCCCCGAACGACATCCGATGGGCGGCCCGCACCCTGGCCCGGTATCACCTGCTCGAGCAGGTCTCCCGCATCCCGGACCGGGCCATCTCGGTTCAGAGCGAGTTCGGTCAAATCCAGCTCGCACAGCCGGGCATGAACAGGCCGAGCCCGCTGCCCGATGTGAACACGGTGCTCAACCGGCACCGCCATCGGGCTCCCACCTCTTTCTAGGAGCCCTCTATGGAATGGCTGACCTCTGCGCTATCCGGCGTGGGCCTCGCCCTGATCGTCTTCGGGCTCTACCTCGCGTGGACGCCGCTGGCCTTCCTGGTCGGCGGCCTTGTCGCTGTCCGGGTGGCCTGGTCCCTGGACGGGGGTGACTCATGATCCGACGACTCCTCGGCGGCGAGCGCAGGTCCCTCAGTTTCCAATCCATCTGGGGCCGTGGCCTCGACATGACGACGGCCACCACGACCTCCGGTGAAGTCGTCAACTACGACAGCGCCCTCACACTGTCGGCGGTCTATGCCGCCATCCGGCTGCTGTCCGATTCGGTCTCGACCCTCAGCCTGGATGTCCTCTACCGAACCAACGGCAGCGAGCAGAAGTTCAGGCCCCTCCCGCCCTGGGTGGTCAGTATGAACACCGAGCTCCGGAACCACGAGATCCTCGGCCAAGTCGTCACGTCCCTCCTCCTGGACGGCAACGCCTACCTGGCAACACTGCGCGACGACACCGGCCGCGTCCTGTCGCTCTCGGTGCTCGACCCGAGCGACATCACCCCCAACCTGGGCACCGACGACGAGGGCATCCAGCGGCTCACGTTCACCTCAGCTAAAGCCGCCGGGGTCACGCTCACCAGCCGGGACATCACCATGGTCCGAGGGCTCATGAAGCCCGGCCAGATCAAGGGCGTGTCACCGGTGACCGCCGCCCGGGAGTTCATCGGCCTCGGCATCGCCACCCAGAAGTTCGGCGCCGCCTTCTTCGGCAACGGCGCCACGCCTGGCAGCGTCATCGAAGTGCCGGGGCAGCTGTCCCCGGAAGGAGCCCAGGCCCTAAAGACGGCCTGGAACGAGGTCCACCGGGGTTCCGGCAACGGCAACCGCCTGGCGGTGCTGACCGAGAGCGCCACGTTCTCCAAGATCAGCCTGAGCCCCGAGGACAGCCAGTTCCTCGAGACACGCCAGGCCACCGTTCAGGACGTCGCCCGCCTCTACGGCGTACCGCCGCACCTCCTGGCCGACGCCTCCGGCTCGACGTCATGGGGCTCCGGCCTTCACGAACAGAACGTGGCCTTCTCCCAATACAGCCTCCGGCCGCTCGTCACCCGGGTCGAGGCCGCCCTCACGTCGATCATGCGAAGCGAGGGCATCGCCGTGGCCTACGCCCGGTTCGACCTCGAATCCATGCGCCGGGTCACCGCCGACCGCTGGGCGTCGTACTCCACGGCGATCCAGACCGGTGTCCTATCCATCGACGAGGTCCGCGCCTATGAGGGCCTAGCCGCCCTGCCCGACGACCAGGGCACCCGTCACTACGTGCCGCTGAACCTCGCCCCGGTCGACGCCGAGCCCGACGAGTAGCTCATGGCCTCCACCACCATCTACGAGGTCAAAGCGGCCCTGCTCACCAAGCTGAAAGCGGCCTCGGGCCTGTCCGGCGTCCAGGTCACCTACGGAGACCCAGGCGGATCAGCCCGGCGGGAGTTCGTCTTCATCGGAGATGTCACCGCCGGCGGCCAGGAGCCCGAGTCCCTATCCAGCGGCCGGCGCCGGCGAGTCGAGTCCTACCGGCTCGACGTCGTGGTCTCGGTCCAGTCAAAGCCACAGGGCCTCCAGGAAAACGAACAGCGGGCCTTCGTCCTGGCCTCCGCTGTCGAGGACGTGGTCGCCGACTATCCGACCCTGGACGACTCGGTGACCGGCCTCATGTTCCTGGAGTGCGCCGGCATGTCCGTTAGCTCAAACGAGGCCGGGGCCGATGGCCCCCACTCCCTCATCACCGTCCACTTCGAAGCGAAAGCGAGGCTCAGTTGAGTCCCACCAAGACACCCAGCAAATCCGTGACGTACTCAGGCGGGTCCGACGGAGTGGTCGTCCACTTCGCAAGCGGCCACGTCGTCGAGTTCCTCCACGGCGTACCCGTTGAGGTCTGTGCCCAGGATGCCAAGGCCCTGGCCAACGACCCCGACTTCCAACCGGCCGCCAAGGCCACCACCAACCCCCGGCCCGAGGAGGGCTAGCCCATGTCATCCATTCTCGACCAGGTCGTGACCGTAGGAGTCGAGAGCACCTACGGGACCGCCCAGACATCCACCGTCCGTTCCTACGAGGCAAAGGCCGACACGTTCACCCGCGATGTGGAGTACCTCCAGTCGATCGGGTTCCGGCGTGACCTCCAGACCATCCGAAGCGACCGGGACGACACCATCTCCCTGGGCGCCACCGGTTCCATCGAGTTCGACCTGTTGAACAAGGGCGCCGGCCTACTGCTCCAGCATGTCCTGGGAACGACCTCCGGACCGACCCAGCAGGGAGCGACGGCCGCCTACCGGTCGACGTTCACCACCGACGACACGGGACCCACCGGCTCGTACACCGTCCAGGTCAGCCGGGTGGACTCTGGCGGGACGCTTCGCCCCTTTACGTACGAAGGCTGCGTGGTCACCGGGTTCAACATCGCCCAGGACCTGGGCTCGAACCTGGGCGTCACGCTGAACTTCGACGCCGAGAACGAACAGACCAGCACCGGCGAGGCCACGCCCTCGTACCCGTCGAGCGCCGATCCGTTCAACTACACGCAGGCGGTCATCGCCATCGACGGCAGCGCCGCCTCGAACTTCACCAGCTTCAGCCTGGACGGTGACCTCGGCATGGACACCGCCCGGCGGTTCCTGAACGGCAGCGCCACCAAGTCACAGCCGAAGCGGTCCTCGGTGCCCTCGTACACCGGGACCATCACCGCCGAGTTCGAGGACCTGACGGATTACAACAAGTTCGTCAACGGCACCGAGTTCAGCATCAACGCCAGCTGGAACGGCGCTGAGATCGCCACCGGTTACAACTACGAGGCGGTCATCTCGATCCCGGTGGCCAAGTTCACCGGGTCGACGCCGGTGGCCAGCCTGGACTCCATGACCACGGTGGAGCTTCCCTTCACCGTCCTGGACAACGGGTCCTCGGCGGCCATCACGCTGACCTACACCAGCACCGACACTTCCCTGTAGTGGCCCAGCCCAAGGCGCTCATGCAGGTGGGTGGTGTCCGGGGCCTGGCCAACTCTCTGCACAAGCTCGGCCGGGAAGGGCAGCGGGACAACGAGCTCGACAAGGAGATGAAGGCAGCGTCCAAGGCCGCCGCCGAGGCGATCGTCCCCTATGCCAAGCGGCGGGTGCCGGTCGTATCGGGCCGGCTACGGGATTCGATCAAGGCCGACGCCACCAGGCGCTACGGCCGGATCATCGCCGGAACCCCGACCCGGGTGCCCTACGCCCGCATCGTCCACCGAGGCGGGCAGGTCCCGAACGGCCGGCGGTACAAGGGCACGAAGTACGTCTCGAAGGCCATCCCCGAGGCGTTCCCCGAGATCATCGACGCCTACATCTCGGCCATGAACGAGGTGGCCAAGAAGTTCCAGAAGCGCTACGGCGTCGACCGAATCATCAGCGCCAGGAGGTAACCGATGGCAGACACCGACGACCACTACACCGTCGACATCAACTCACTCACCATCGCCGAGGTGGTCGAGATCGAGGACCGGACGGGGATGCCCCTGGACGCTCTCGGCCAGGCCGACAAGCCGAAGGGCCGGATGCTCCAGGCCCTGGCGTACATCTCGAAGCGACGGGACGACCCCGACTTCACCTGGGAGATGGCCGGCGAGTTGAAGATCAACCCCGAGCAGAACGATCCGGGCCCTACCGACGGCGACGAGTAGTCAACCTGGCCCTCGTCGCCCACCGGTTCGGGTTCTCCTGGGCTGACGTACAGACCCTGACGGTCTGGCAGCTCGCCGCCCTCATCGACCACATGGACACCGAGGCCAAGCGGCAGAAGGCCGCCGAGGCCGAGGCGAGGAGGCGGCGCTAGAGCAGTTCCGCCTGGATCGGATCTTGAATCTGGATCTC